CGTATTTCCTCATATTTATCGTTTGGAATAAGTTCAACATTATAATCAACAAGATTTCCCGAAACGGCATCGCGGACAAAACACGTTTCTATTTTAAGTGGTCTGGCAGTGTCCCAGTCCGCGCCCGGCCCTATTGTATAATCCCCTATGCCACCTGTGATATTAAAAATTTCGTTTTTCATGGCGTAAAGCATAAGTTTTTCAGTCTGCCACGCATCCATCATTTCATTAAGTACAAATAACGCATCAGCGGTTTCTTGAGCGTCCGGTGTTTCATTTGTTGCCGTTATGCCAAGCAACCGCAACGCGCGTTTAATAATATCTAATACAGTAATAACGAAAATACTTGTACTGGATATTGCCGCGATTCCCGTAATAGTTATTGTCAACCCGTCCGTGGGAACATTCCACGAAACGGAAGAAAAATTAAATCCGGCTTTAACCGGTCTTAATGTATATAATGCGCTAGAAACATCAAGCACGGTTTGACCATTAGCATCTGTTTGACAAGATGCTACAAGCCCGCCTGATTGATTATAAATAGATATAGCAACATTAGGTATAGCAATCGTCGATCCAATTTGCGTAATAACGGTAATCGTATTTGCTCCACCAGCCCCCGCGCCCCAAGCCCCCGCGCCGTGACTACTGATTAATTGTGCGTCAATCTGGGCAACCGTGGGCGCCGTAACGGACTGAAAATCCTGTGAATCTATTTGATAATTTCCTCCCGAACAAGTAATTCGGCATCTAATCTGATCCCCGTTAGATTCGGCGGCAAGATATGAATACATAAAATCTTTATCGTTAATATGAGAAAATGTTCCAGTCCCAGCATGAGCAATACCGTCTATGATCATTATCGCTGAACAATTAGCGGAAATATCCGAAGTTATATATGCTTCCGCATCGTTGTCGTATATTGTAAAATAAATTTTTCCTGCCGCATTTTTAACCATATTACACCATTGCCGGTAAAGGTTCGAGTTTTAAAACCGTTTCTTTCAGATATTGCCAATAATTTCCGCGATAATATTTTCCGCTTTCGGAATAATGATTAAAAGTTATATCAGGATAAATCCATATTTCCCCGCCGATTTCCGTCCATAAACGACAAAAACCGTAATCTTCTCCCTGATAAATACCGTTATGAACACCAACAGGAAAAAAATCCCAACACCCTAATTTACTCGTACCATCAAATGCTTTGTCCTCAAATTCACGTTCAGGGTATGCTTTACACATTTTTGTCAGACAATCGCGCGTGATTTTTAAAAATCCTCCCGCTACCTTTTCCGCACGCACACAACCGTCTTCACGGATTTGCATTTGTTCGTCTTTGTCTTTGTCTTTGTATGGTAATACGGGAAAAAAAACGGTATCGGTTTTTAGCCGATATGCGCCGGAAATAACATCGCCTTCGGTGTTTATCATTGCCAGCATGTCTTCCACGCCCCAACTCAAATCATCGTCAAGCATAAATAAAATATCTGCTTGTGTCGAAAGAAAATCACGAATAATTGTCGCTCGCACAAGCGGAATAAGCGAATGCCCCTTAAAAGTACGATAGGCAACTAGATGACCGGAATTCGCAACGGCTTTTGTCCCGCGTTCAAAACTTTCCTTAAATGCAGGATAAATAATGCCGCGATAACTCGGAATACAAAACAAAATCTTACTCATATCTTACCCGCGCCGCCATAGTTTCAAATTCAACATCATAATCAAATTTTTTAACTACTGAAATATCATTAGTACCGGAATTATCGATGATTTTTGTTAATGATTTTTCAAGGTTTTTAAGCTTGTTGTCTATCGCAATCAAATTTTCAGGAGTTGCTTGCCAAACAGGTTTGGCCTGCGGTTGTGCCAGCAAATATTCGTGATAATTTCCTTTCCATCCTTTTGTTCCCCAGTGCGTCAAAGTACAGCGTGGTTCAATAAATAATTTTATTCCTGCATCTATGCATCTTTGATTAAAAGAAATGTCCTCGCCTAATTTTTTATGATTTTTTAACATACGGCCAAAAAAATCATAAGTTTTTTCTTCGGTGTAAGGAGAATAATAAAAATTATCCGGATAAAGGTTAATTAATTTCTCAAAAACAGACCGCTTAATTTTCATAAATCCTGTAGGGATTCGCGTAGCGGAAATAAGCCCTTTATCCGTAACTATGGGCGGGCCTGCATGCGTATCGGTTGTTTTATAATTAATATTATCAGTTTTAATGGTGCAGGGATAATCAACGTCATCGGACTTAAAGCGGAATGTCGCACCGACGATTTCTTCGTCTGCTAAAATTAAATTAATCAAAGATGTAATATCCCACTGCAAATCAGAATCAATAAAAATTAAATGTGTAAAATCAGACGAAAGAAACAAACGGGCCAGGGTATTCCGAGCGTCTTCTATATAGGCATTACCACAGACAGTCAAATATTCCGTTTGAATGCCGACAGTCTGCATAATCATTACCGAAGACGCAAGCGAAGAAATATAGGGAGCAAAACCATGAAAGTCATAAAATGGAGTTGCAATCATTATTTTCAATTTGTTTTCTTTTGCAAATTCCTTAATATCCATTTTGTTCCTTTCAAGAATATAGACTAGGGCGCAATTACTTGCGCCCCTTTAAAAAGTTACGCGGTAATTCCAATCCCACCAGCAGCCGTTGAAAGAACTGCCAGAATTGAGGAAATTGCAGCGCAAGCGTCGGTTCCGGATGTCGTGCCGGTAAACGTAATTGCCGCAGCCTGTGAAACGGGTGTACCGCCATAAAGAGTGATCTTATCGGTTGTGGCGTTGCCAATGGACACTCCATCGGGTTGCCGGGCACCAATAAGTTCAACAAAATTTGTTCCAGACGTGTTAGTGATAGCCATAATCATTTTCCTTTTTTGTTGTTAACTGTTATAAAAATTAAAACATCAGAAGGCCGTCCCTGGCCTAGATTAAAGTTATGCTGCTGCGCCCCAGACTTTGCAAGCCCATTCAGGCCGCAGTTTGCAAATTCCGAAATAAATATCGCATCTGGAAAGCATCCTGGCGTTTAAAATGTCATAACCGCGCAAAAAACGTATAGAAATTCCGTCGCTTGACGCGCGCGCCGCCATATCCAAACCGCGAGGCAGTTCAAGATCCACCGTGGCCAATGCAAAAGATTTCTCATGCATTACAATATCTACCGGCATAGTCGAACTGGCCGGGCCGGAAGGATAACCATTGGCAATCGTAATATTGTAAAGCGCGCGACTAGTTGTGCCAAACGCCGTACAGTTCTGCATCGGGCCGCTGGTATAAATTGCAGGGGCCACATAGAGCGTTACGTTGCCATTTGCGGCACTCGTTACCGCCGAAGTGCAAACAAACTGTTTAAGCGTGGCGTACTGTTGCTTACTCTCTGGATTGACATCATAGATACCTGAGACAGAAAAAGTGTCGCCCACCGTATAAGTCAACGAATTTCCTGCGCCGGTTACGACAATACTCGTTGCGCCCAAGGCCGGAGCAGCCGAAGTGATCGGCGAAGTATCCGTTCGCGTGCCGTTGACATGAGAGGAAAGCAATTGTGACATATACCATTTAGCACCGAGCGCCCGCGACATCTGACCTTCCTCATACTGCCCAGAAATAGCATTCTGCGGATTGTAAAGACCAGATAAACCGCTAACGACGCTGGCTTCAGTTGTCGGACTGATAATGGCGCAGATCCCGTCGTCCATAGGAGCAAGATTTTCCTTAACGCGTTTGATAGCATTAAGAAACGTTGTCGGTTTGGAGTTTGAACCCGGCGTATAATACGTGGTGCTGATTTCTCCAACAGCATTATACGTATTGTTCACAATGTATGCGCCAGCAACATAATCAAGTTCCGCTGCAAGACGTTTCGCGGCCGGTTCAATGTAGCGTTGGCTAAAATCGTCAATGGTCAAAGTTAGCGCGCTGTCATCAAAATTCATATCGATTCCGCGCACGGTATCAATCGTCAGCGTTTCATACGCTTCGGTAATGTCCTGCTGGGCCATCGGCCAGCTAGAACGCACATTGTAAACGTTAGGTTTACGAATGCGCAGGTTAGGGCCGATTTTATTACCGGAAAGCGATACCCCGCTATTAGCGAATTTTGATTCATATTGTCTGTCCATGTTTTTGCAGATTACGATATTAGAGTGGAGTATGTCAAGAAACTCCCTCGTAATCTCTGTAGGAGTTAGTAAAGAATTAGCCATAATTTATTCCTTTTTGATTAAGATCGGTTTTTCTTGCGCTCTGCATGTCGCAGTTTACGCCATTCATCATCGTTCAGTCTATCCCGGTCAACGGTGTTTTTCCCTCGGTTCCCGGCAACAGGTTTTACAGGCTCAGGCGCCCCGCTCGGCTTTATAGCCGGTCTTTTTACGGGAGCAACAATTTTTGCCTCAAGCCGTCCAATTTCCAAAACCGCCTGCACAGGCGGAAGATCAACTAACTCCTCGGCAATATCAGGATTTTGTGCTAGATAATACCGGATAGCGGGGCCTGAGGGGCTGGCCTTTATTGCCGCTATAATACTTTCAGAAACTGGAACATCAGTCGCGCCCTGTACGACTTCTTCATAATCGGGCGTTATTGATTTAAACTCAGTTTCGCGCGTTTCAAAAACAGTCATCTCTTTAACTTGTTCCGTCTGAACCTTCATTTTCTGTTCTATATCGTTCATACGCTGATTGGTCTTGTACTCAATCACCGCATCAATATATCCCGCGTCGTCTGCATAATTAGAGCGTATGGGTTTTTCTAAAGATTGAGGCTGTTCCGGATTTTGCCCGCGTTCGGCCATAGCCGCACGGTACGCTTCAATTTCTTCCTGTTGTCGAGCTACGATTGATTTTAGCCGGTTCCCCTCGCCGAGAACTTTATCCCAGCGCCGCTCTTGATGATTTTTTTTTGGTTCCGATTTTTTCTCTTCCGATTTTTTCTCTTCCGGTTTTTCGTCTTTTTTCTCGGTTTCGACAACCTCCGGCTCATCACCGGTCTTTTTGCTTAAGTTCTCATCTGTAACCTGTACGGCTTCTTCCACGATCATATCGGTTGTCATAATATTTAACCCCTCTGGCTATTGCCAGGTGCGTTATTCTCCGCTAATGGCGCGGGTGCCTGACCAGGATTAGCCGTATTCAGCGCATTGGTCATTTGCTGCTGGGCCATTTTATGTAATTCCAGACCGGTATCGATAATTCGTCCATGATTTTCATGCGCTTGTTGTAGTTGCGCTTTTTGTATTTCTGTTTGCGCCTTAATAACGGTTTTTTCCATATCTAATTGCTGCCCCGTTGTTTTTTCTTTTAATAATCCCTGCATCTGCTGTATCATGGCGGTCATCTGCTGGATTTGCTGGTCTTTCATACCGGATTGTTGCTGCACCGCTTGTAAATCAGCTATAATTGTGCGCAATTCAGATTCGGATACTGGAGCGCCGTTTTTGCTCTTGTCATCGATAAGTTGCGGTGGGATAGTCTTTTTAAGCCGCTCTGAAAGTTCAGAAGCCCCAGGAAAATCCAGATTACGCACAAGAATATCACTGCAAACCTGGCCTATTTGCGGCACAGCTTGGATAATCTGCGTCAAACTATCCGCAGCTTCCATACGCCGTGTTTCATAGCTTGGCCCGGTATCTATCACAACATCATATTCCCCAGCCGTAAGATCGTATAAAAGCTGTTTGTCGGGATCGTTCGGGTCTTGATAAACTTGATTAATAACAACAACTTCATCAGTCAAATCTTCGCCAAGAATATGTATTGCTCTAGCGCTATCATAAATTTCCGGTATCATATCGATTAATATCCGGCCTAAATAACGTAAGGCCCGATTGAGATTATTTACAAAATGAAAATTAGCCACATCACCTTGCCGTTGACGGGCGATGATTGCTTTACCGCTTTTCTCCTGCCCATTTGAACCAAGTGAAGCATCGTATATGCCCGTGGTTTCTTTCAGACTTTCGCTTGACATCTGTACACCGGTAATAATAGCCTCAGATTGTATCGGTGGTTGTACACGTTGAGGCGCTGAAACGGGTTGTCCATTGACTATTCCATTGTATTCCAAGAATGCAAAAGTTTTGTTGTTAGCCTCTCTCCATTGCGTCTCAAAACCTTCCAACATTCCTTTAGGAACAACAAACGGCGCTTTGGGCTGCAAAGCTGTCATTTCCGTAAATGCGGACAACCAAAAATTGTGCATCCGCTGACTGTCTTTAGCGTTGCGCGTAATGCTAAAATATTTTTTTACGCCGTCAACATTGAATTCCTGTCCCAACACCGCGACGATTGGAATATATTGCCCAGGTAATTCCTTTCGGTCTTCAAATATTTCGTTTTCTGTAATTAGATAACGATAAACTTTATATTCATCTTTTTCGCGTGTCTGTTCCGCAATTATCCCTTCAGGCAGGTCTTCTACAGTTTGTCCATTATCAAGCAAATAAATTTTCTTTTTGGTTTTTTCTCGTATAAAATATTCTGCTACATAAACAGAATCATGCTCATACCAGTTTCTATCACCTTCGCCTTGATTTTTCCAAGCGTTCGTGCCGTTCTTTCCGAACTCTTCTTCAAATTCCTCTTTCGGATATTTTTCCCTTATAAACGCATACATCATATCGGAAAAATCCGCATTTTGGCAAAGATGAAATGGTAAATAAACACTGGCAGGATTATTAATACGCATCAATTTTGCATCTTGTTCAAAACTATTTGACGCGCAATAATCGGTTAATACTCTGAAAAATCCCCATCCTTGATTTATTGCATTATTTACGGCCCAGTCGATAGCGTCTTTACTGTCGCCACGATTTAATATATGCCGTGCTAATCCGCTAATAATATCAGCGGTCGCTATATCCGTAACCGAATCAACCGGGCGATATTTGATCGATGGAGTGTTTTGCGCCATGTCATTAATAACCTGATTATTAATTGTCAATATGCGGTTTACCGTTAAACATGGGCGCCTATCAAGCTCACGTTGTTTTAAATCCCCGTCCGTCCATTGTATTCCGGCAACAAAGCGTATATCATCCGCCGCCTCTTTTCGTTGTTCCATACTATTGTCTAAACAATTTTGAAACCGCTTTACGGCAAGCGCAAGAAATTCACTTTTGTTTTTGGTTTTCTGTTCATCCACGGTATTTATTGTAGGTTTACGTTTGCGCTTTATCATAATTTAGGCCGCCCATGTACTGCCGTTACTACCACCGGAATAACCAGCTGTAACGAAACTTGGAGTAATTTCAGGTGTTTCAGGACGCGGATCACGATATATATATCCGCCAAGTCCTGCGTATCCGATCCGTAAAGAATCCGAAAAATCCTTATATTTCGGGTCTTCTTCTTCGCTTCCGTCAATCAAACGATGATTAGTTAAACTGGTTATCAGATTATGACACCACGGCGCAACAAACAAACTAGGTTCATTCATCGGCCCGACATCCTGCAAAGTATTAATCTGCAAATCTTGAATAATAAGCATCCGCTGACTGTCAATAGCTTTTACATTTGGACACTGAAATATCAAACCGCCATTTTCGCGTTTTGCAAATTCAGACACAAGCCCGTCGGTCGAACCACTAAAATATGACCCGCTGCCCGTTCCTTTGGCAAAACGTGTATCAATAAACCGCGCCTTAATATTTAGTTGATGTTCTACAAAACCATCCTTAACGCTAAAAGCGCGCGCCATATCGTTTAATGTTCCCGCATAAAGTGTGTCTTTGCGGGCTTTATAAAATTCTTCCCCCATATCATTAAGCGTCGGCCACTCGTTGTAAACATATTTAAACGTACCTTTGATACCAATTTTAGGCAATACTGCTATCCAAAGGCATGCTGGGTAATAATGCATCGCCGGATCCATCGTCATATAACAATTGCCCTGATCGCGGATAATATCCCAATCAATTTGTTTTACATGCAATTTCTCGCTGAATTCCGGCCAGACTTTGCGACCTGTTCCCAGACATTGCCCTTCCCATATATTTTTAGCAATAGCGGGGCGATACGCATAATCCTGTTCCCGTTCCTTTTTAAGCACTTCCGGAAAGTCTGGGTTATCTTTCCAACTTAAAAATTTAACTATAGCATTATCAGGAGCATGTACGGCAAAACGCTGATGCGTGGCGTCGTCTTCGTATTTAGGATTATAACGTACCCAAATTTCAGAACCGGGATATTCTCCGTTTATTTTAGGTTGATCCTTATATTCGTTTCTTATCGTCGGAATTAAATCTATCCACGATTCCTCTGATATGTTTTCGCCTTCTTCTACATCGCAAATGTCAATACTGGAATATGATTTTATTTTATTAATATTTCTTAACAGTCCTTCAAAAATGAACTCACTTCCATTATGTTTACATTTAATGCTAACGTCGGTAACATCGAAAAACGGATAAAGTCCGCACATTTCAATTTGCTCTTTTAACAGGCGCCAGGTTGACTCTCGTATAGACCGTTGAATTTCGCGCGTGCAAAGAATACGGACTTTTTTTTGTCCATACCATAATTTTACCGGATTATAAGCAATCAATAATAACGCGCGTATATAATTCCAGCTTGCTCCACGGCCACGGCCGCCGGGGCAAACACGATACCGCCAGACCCTGCTATGATCAAATAAAAATTTAAAATCCCCATGAATGGGAATTTGAATTTTAGGCTTTGGTTTCGTGTTTTTTAGCATAATATTAAAATCCGTCTTTGCCACGATAATCAGCGTATCCAATGGCGGCAATAGATACCCTATCCGCCGAATGCCCGGTTTTAGCGTATATCAATACAGAGCTTCCGCTAACGACCGTATCGATATCCATAATAAAAGCACTAGCAAGATAACTAGCCGCATCTACCGTTGGCCTTCCCATTGACAATGGAAAATATCCCGGCGTCGAACTAGTATCATTATAATTTGTTATGAGTAAGTTTGAGGCACTATTGCTTGTATTGTTATTTTCTAACCGGACATTTATTTTAGCTTTAGTAACTATGTATAATGGCACATAAAGCAACGATATTGCCGCCCCGGCGGTTATATCGCTGGCACCAGTATAATCATTCGCCCAAATATCGCTATCATAACTAAAAAAATCACCGAATTGTCTGAAAGGCCGGACTTGATACGATCCTGATGTCCCACTAATATAAACGGAACCTATGCGCCTATAATAAATCCATGTTGTGCCGGTTATTGTTCCGGCATACGCTAATAATTTATTTGCATCAAGATTTACGGCATCATCAAGGCCAATGTCCACCGTTCCAGCGGAATCCATAATAATAAATATATTTTTCCATCCTGTACTAAAACTAACTGTAGCGGGAACCCCGCCACCGCCTGATCCTAGCGTCCACGCCTGAAAAGCCGTCCGGCCACTATTCACTATGTTTTTATTAAACATAGACGCCAGTTTTATTATTTGTGCACCTGTTGAGTCCATTGCACAACCTGAAGAAACGCTTATAGCCGTGGTCATAACGCTCATTTGTAAACCATTTATAAAACCAGTTAAGCCCAGCGTACCGTATATTAAACCGGAGATATGCAAATCGCCAATAATCGAAACGGTCTGCGGCAAAACCAAAGTACTGGTTGAATGAGCATTGTATATCGATACAGCCCATCCGGAAATTGTGTTTGTACCATATTTAACAGTCCCAGTAGCAGAACCCCAAGCAGACCCATCTTCACAAATGCCATAAGAGCCGGTGACTAGTCCGGGAACAGTCGTATCGTCATTTTGCATCACAATATTATTATCGTGGACATACGCGGTATAATGTTGGGCTGATTCAATGCTAATTCCTGAATGGGTTGAACCATTTACATCAGCTTCGGTTGACAATGTGGCCGTGGTGAAAATGCTATTGTTATCTATCTCATATCGTAAAGGAATAGCCGGAGCAGTCGAACCAACCGGCATAACATGAATACCAGCGGAAACTAAGTTCGGATAAAGCGTATTGTTAGATATTCGCACATGGCCGTTTCCATATTCAAACATAATACAGTCTGGTGTACTATATCCGTAAACACTGCTTAAATCTACTTTATTATCCGCAACTACCACTTCCCCAGCATATAATGCACCATACGGAAAGTGTTGAATATTACAACCAATAAGTTCATTGCGTTTAATGTTAATATTAGTCAAGGCAGAATATGTCGCTGTACAATAAATACAAATTCCATAGGCACCGTATGAATTAAAATCTTCAATATGGTTATCTATAATATCGATATAAGAACCATTGACTATTTTAATACTACCAGCAAGAAGACCTGATTCGTCGGTATGATTTTGTCCATTCTGATAAAATAGGTTTCCTTTAACTTTCATATTTGTGCAAGGATACGCTGCTATTCCCAAAGAAATAGCAGTCCCAAAAAAGTTCTGCATCAAACAGTCCTCTATAACCGAATTGCTAAAATTACCGGTAATGGCGTTCGGCGTATGCGTGCTTATTTGACCAGTCGCGTTACCATCCAACTGTATTTTTCTAATTGCTACATTGGTTAAAACCGCAGTAGCGGCACCCAAAAACATGGGAATGGTAGTTGAAATTCCTGAAGCAAATTTAAAACATGATTGATTGCCTAGCCCGCGAATTGTTAAGTTGCTCGCAAGCGGTAAAGTTCCTGTTATCTTATAATAAACTGATGCGCCTGCAACCTCTAATACTCCACCATTGGCTGCGATTGACAAAAGCGCCTTTTGAAAAGCAGCGGTATCATCATTTGATCCGCCGCCGAGCGCAACGCTGGAAAACCACTCAGCGTGAACAATTTGACTAGCCGGGAAAACAATGTTTGTTGTACAACTAAAATGGTAACCTAAATCATCAATAATCGGTTTAATCGCAGGCGTGAGCGCGGCACAGACTAGCGATGCCCCGCCCGCGAGATGCACAAGCGAAACTAAACCGGGATCGCTGCTTATTTTAAATGCGCCGTTAGGTAAATATAATGCCGGTTTGGCGCCTTGCGCCTGCGCATAAGTGTCTGCGGCCGCAAGCGCGGTTGTATCATTGTTGCTGTTATCGCCCTTAGCGCCAAACCAGCGTACATTTACTTCTGCTCCGGGCGTAATCATACGAATATAGCGCCCGTTATTTGCACCCGATGAATTATCGGCACCGTAAAAAACCATGCCGGTATCTTGCGTTACGCTGCTGGAACCATTCCAATAAAACAAGCCACCACCTTGATCTCCCGCAACATAATAGCCAAGCACGGAAACAAAGTCAAACGCTGCGCTATTAAGTGCTTTTAAATCCGCTATTGACGCTACGGTACAAAATGCGCTGCTGATTGACCCATAATTATCTATTGACCAAATCGTACTACCAAGCGTAGGCAAACCGGTACCGGAATCAATCTCCCCGTCCGCATATGTCAATACGATCTTATACGCTACTCCTAATTTAAAAACGATTGTCGCGCGGCCTGCTGCATCGAATACGACCGGATTGGCATTAGCAGTCTGACAAAATGGATCGCTATAGGTATCTAGCGGGCTTGTCGTACCGGCAGCAAAAGCCCAGAGTTTATATCCTGCTCCCGGCAAACCGTTATCCGAGAATACTTGCCATTTCGGATCCGGGCCGTAGTAACCTAAAATTGATGTTGTCATAAAATTAATCCTTCATCATATTTGCGATAGTTTTCTTTTTCTTAACGTGATATGGCAACTTCTTGCCTTTAGGCGTAGCCGCCTCAAATTCTTTGGCAATAGCGGGATGATTGGCATACATAAAACCGCGTTGGGCCTGGCTTTTAAAAGGCATGATTACTTTCCTCCCATATTGGCGATTGTATTAATCCCGCTATATGCAGCGGCAGCGGCTGGTATTGTGGCCGCAATGGAAGCTTTAACAGGATTATTTAAAGCCCAACTCATTACACGCGGACTACCAATAGTAAATGCGCCCATTTTCCCCAGCATACCGCTTCTACCTGTCGGCCATTTTGTAAAAATTGGTAATTTACCTTCAGGATTAAGGTAATCCGCAAGATGCGCCGCATTGGCCTGGTTGTAATAATCAGTTCCAAATGCCTGATCGAAATCCTTTAATGTTTCTTGTGTGTTTGTACGATTTTTCCCAAAAAGATTACTGATAAAACCTTCGGCATGGTCTTCACCTTGCTTGACATTTGCGCCAAGTTTGGATTTAAGTTTGTCAACCAAATCTAGTTTGTTGGCAAAAGACTTCATCTGATCCGCGTATTCAGGAATACCGCTTTCATTTGCCGATTGAAGCAACATGTCTTTTATGGTATGCCGGGTATCTTTGAGAGCGGTTATATATGAGTTTGCTTCCTGCCCGAAACCGTTATCAATTACTTTATCCAACTGTTGACGAATATTTATCAAATCGGGGGCAGTAAGTTCCCCATTTGAATTTTGTTTGGCAATACTACCAATTTCGTTCATTTTTTGAATTATTTTATCGTTTACTGGCTTTAATTCGGCTACCGGATTTTCAATTATATGACTCGTTAAAGTTTTTTGTAATGCAGAAGAAGAAACAGACGGTATTTTTTGCGCTATCTCTTTTATATTTTGCGCTTCTGGAATTTTATCCCACGGATTATATATAT